GTAATTCTATTGCTAACGCTTTTGGCGGAGCGCAATCCGCATTAGGTGCTTTTTTAGGTACTTTAGCAAAAGACGCTTTAAAAATTGTCGGCCATAATTTATCAATATCAATGTCTAACTCAATTACCGGAGCAACTATGTCAGCTAAAAAGTTTGGCCCGGCTGCGGCTTTTGTTTTACCCGCATTAATAGCGGGAGCAACTGCATTAATATCAGGCGCTTTTTCAGGTATTGAAGGTGGTGGCGGTGGCGGAGGTCGTAGATCAATGGGATCGTCTGTCGGTGGTTACGCCGGTAGTACTAGCGGAGTTGTAACTGGTTTTGCAAATGGTGGAATTATAAGTGGCCCGACAATGGGATTAGTTGGCGAATATCCAGGTGCAAGACAAAACCCGGAAGTTATAGCACCACTAAATAAATTACAATCTATTATTGGTAAATCTAGTAATGGAGGAAATATTAAAGTAACCGGAGAGGTTAGAGTTGATGGACAAGATTTATTGATTGCAATAGAAAGAGCAAACGAAACTGCGGGAAGAGTTTACTAAAATAAAACAATGGCATACGGCGTAAAATACAGATTAGAGTTTTCCGATGTTTTAGGATTTGGAAAAAAAATAGAAATATTAAAAAAAGATTATACCGGCGATGTTCTTCCAATGATTGGAGGCGCAAATCCGGTTTCAATATCTTGGCAATCGACTAACGATTTTTATAGCCCAATTATAGGCTCAAAATGTCAATTAAATTTATTTGTTACCGACGACGTTTCTTATGATGATTTTTATAAGTTTGATGAACGAGAGTACAAAGTAGTTATTTACTACAATCAAACACAAACCGGAACTTATGTAAATAGAGTTGCAGATGACGGAGGAAGTACAGAATCTATTGAATGCGTTGATAATTCTATTGATGCAAATTTAACAACCTCTACAAGTTTTAGGCGTAAGGTTTTAGACGACGGAGGCTCTTTTGAATCTATACAATGTTTATACAACAAAATAACAATAAATGACATTCCAAATTGGACAGAATATTGGTCAGGTTTTTTAGTTGTAGATAGGTATAAAGAAAAAATGACTACAAAGCCATTTGCGGTAAGTTTTAACGCTTTTGATGGCTTAGGTACATTAAACAATTTTAATAGCGTAATAGGTTATAACAACGATAATACACCGGTAAGTAAAACAAATCTTCAACGTATTACAGAAATTTTGCAAAATTTAGATTTAGATTTAGATATTTACATAGCATCTGATATAAAATACAGAACATTTAGCCCGGTAACAACTAGCAATTTTGAAGAAATTACTACGCTAGATGTTGGATTTGATGAAATGACCGGAGACTATAATTTACTAAATGCAAAACAACAACTAGAATTATTACTAAAACAATTTAATTTAAGAATATACCAATCCTACAACAAATGGTATATTGTTGAGGTAACAAATATTTTTGATTATTACGTCAAAGATATGATTTACAACAAGGTGCAGTCAGGTACAAGCGCAACTGCAATAAGAGAAAAAATAACTACTCAATTACAAAGCACATATGAGGAATATATTGATTATAGAAAATATGACTATTTAGGTGCTACTATTGGAACAGAAAGAAAACAAGTTCTTTATAGCAACAAAACAGAGTTAAAAGAAACTGGAAACACATTAACAAGGGATTTTTTACAACCGGCATCTGAAGTACATATTATTGGAAGTTACTTAAAAACTAAAAACGCATTTTATAACTCAGGTTTTGAATATGGTAAATTTGGTTTTGATGTAATAGAAGATTCTGCAACGTCGCCAGGTTTTACATTAACAAATACTGGTAGTGGTTTTTTTCCTGATGGCAGAAGAAACTATAATACAACCGGAGGAAGTGGCACCGGTATGGTGGTAGATGCAACTATTAGCAGTGGAAGCGTTCAATCTTTTACTATTGTAAATAATGGGCAAAATTATTTAGTTGGGGATGTTATAAATATTCCTTTTGACGATACTTTTGGAGTTTATGCAACTTTTGAAATAACTTCAATTCCATATTTTTCAGAAATAGCAACTGATGAAATATCCTTTAAAGGTAGGCGATCAATGAAATTAACAGACATTGCACCGACTACCGGATTTACGCAAATGTTTTCTTTTGAAACAGAGGTATTTAATCCGCAAGAGGTAAAATACGCAGACTTCACTTGTAAATTAAAATACTATGTTAGTGTTTTAAATTCACAAAATACAAACGTTTCATCATCTTTTAGTTACTCTATAAATACAGTTTTAGGCAGTACTGGCTATTTTTGGGATGATAGTATTAGAAAATTTAGTTCAACTTTTGGAGGCGTTAATACAATTACAACAACATCGCCAAATAAATGGATTGATTTAAATGTTGCTTTAAATGATACTGATTTAAATGTTGGCTCTGATACAACTGCAACAATAAAATTTACAATTTACAACACGCAATGTTCTGATACTGATTATGATACAACGTATTATGATAATATGCAGATTTTAGAAGCTAAAACGTCAGCAGACCAATCAGACCAAACCTTTATATCTAAATTAACTAATGTAGGTACAAACACTAATATTAAAAAAGTAAATAGAATACCTGACCAAAAATTTGGATATTACAGAACAAGAGAGGCGAATCCTTCGGCAACTTTTAAACCAAATAGCATTGATTTAATGACTGTTTTAGGTAGAAATATTGCAAACGATTACAGAAACTTTGTTACAAGATACACCGGAACTTTTAGAAACTTAAAAAGAGAGCCGATGTCTATTCATAACAAGCTATGGTGTTACTTTTCTACTGATGAATTTGATCCACAAACCACAATAATTGATGGCCTTACTTATAACGTAAAAAATGCAGAGTTTAAAGTTGTATCTCATTTACCAAACAATGATGACGATACGCCAACAACTAGCATAATAAATTAAACTTTTTTCTTTTGTTTTGTTTGTCAGCCGTCGTTTAACAACTTTGTTACTCGGCGGTTTTTTTAAAAATAATTTTTTTATTTGAAAGTTTTTTTTTATTTTTGCGTAACAAAATAAATAGAAAATATGTTTGAAAACAACTTCAAAGCCGAAATGAAACGGCTAAATTTAAAGCGTTATGATGTTTGTAGATTGCTAAATTGCACAATGCCAACACTTAAATCACGCTTACAAAATCCGAAATCTTTTACAATTAATGAAGTGGCAATATTACAAGGCGCTGAATTTAATTTGAACGGAATAGAATTAACCTTAAATTTTTAAATTTTATGAAAACAATAAACATTAAAGGAAAAGAGTACATCACAGTTAATGAGCGATTAATTTATTTTAGAACTAGAGATGAATTTAAAGGCTTTGGAATTAAAGAGGATATTGTCAGTATTGATGATACTGAAGGAATTTTTAAAGTAACAATTTACGATTCTAATGGAGAGCCTATTGTATCAGCACACGCACAAGAATACAGAGATTCAAGTTACATAAATAAAACATCTTTTGTAGAGAATGGATTTACCTCCGCTTTAGGTAGGGCGTTAGGTTATTTGGGCATCGGAATAGATACTTCCATAGCATCTGCAAACGAAGTTCAAAACGCCGTTACAAATCAAAAGTCAGACGACAGAGAGTGGCTAAATGAATCACAACTAAACGCAACTTTAAAGGGTACAAAAGACCAAGCCGAAAAGGTTTTAATTTCGTATAAAATGAAAAAAGTTTACAGAGAACAAATAGTAAATAAGTTTAATTTAAAATAGTAAAACAATGAGTAAAGAGACAATCTACTGCGGAGGCGGTAAGCAAGTAAAAGGAGAGTACGGAACTTTTAGAGCCGTAACAATTAATCTGTCAAATCTACCGGCAGAACATATTTTTGAATATGAAGGAAAAAAGTATGTAAAGCTAAATATCAGCGATAAAAAAGAGGCTGATCAATACGGAAAGGATGTTTCTGTTTCTGTTAATACTTGGAAACCGGAGGCACAAACTGAGCAAAAAGCACAAGCGGCAGCGCCAGTAAATGATTTACCATTTTAGGTAATTGACAAACAAAAATCAATAAGCGGTTTCAAATTGGAATCGCTTTTTTTTATAAATTATTTTTTTAATTGAAAGTATTTTTTTAATTTAGGCAAATATTAACATTTAAAATCTTAAATTATGGAAAACGATTTAATTAAATTTTTAACAATGCAAGTTGAGGCATTGCGAAAACAAAATGAAAAATTACAACAAATTGTAAAAGAACAAACAGATTATATCTGTGATAATAGATTGTAGAAATATGAATAAATCAAAAACTAGAATAGGATTAACAACTTATTTATTGCTATCAGTAATAGTGGCAATAATTATTCTTTTTATAACATCAATCGTTAAATAAAAAAAAATGGAAACAAAACAAAAAGAAGTAAAAGCGTTATTTGACACAAACGAAGATTATCATTCATCGCCCGGAATAAGCGCATCGGGGTTAAAAGCAATATTTAAAAAATCGGTTTATCACTTTTTAAATCAAAAGCCTTTTGAATCCTCTGCAATGGCGTTGGGTACTGCGGTACATTGCGCAATGCTAGAGCCTGAATTATACTATAAAGACTTTCACGTTATGCCAAAGATTGACAAACGTACAAAGGCGGGAAAAGAGCAATTTGCTATTGAAAAAGAAAAGGCGGAAGGAAAACAATTAGTTGGATTTGATGAGCATCAAAAAATAACTGCGATTCTTAACAACTTTAGAAATCACGATTTAGCACAAAAATACTGCAAAGGCGAAATTGAATTGTCGCATTATTTAGAACACGAGGGTTTGCAAGTTAGAGTAAGGCCCGACTGTTTAAATAGAGTTGAGAACTTTATTAGTGATGTTAAAACGTGCCAAGATAATGCTCCAATGGCGTTTAAAAGAGACATATACAAATATGGGTATCACTTACAATGCGCATTTTATTCTGATATGTTAGGAATACCGGCTGAAAATTTTAGATTCATAGCCGTTGAAACTAACTACCCTTTTTCGGTAGAGGTTTACGGATTAAGTGAGGAAATGATTGATCAAGGTCGTAGAGGTTGGAAAAGAGCCTTTGGAGATTGGAAAATATATAAGCAAACCGGAATTGTTTCAGGATATAACTGGAATGAATTTTCAGAAGATGGAAGTTTAATTTTATAAAATATTATATGATTGAAAATTTAGAATTGTTAAGAAACTTAATTATCAGAAATTTAAAGTTTGATCCTACATCAAAAAGTAGAATTAGAGAGGTTGTCGATGTAAAAAAAATATTTTGCTTATTGGCTTTTTATGAAGTAAAGGGATTTCGTTATGCAAAGGTTGGTAGTTTTTTAGGTATGAATCACGCAACAGTAGTGCATCACGTTAGGACGGCAAAAGACTTATTAAGGTATGATGCCCACTTTAAAGAAATGTATAACAAAATCGAGGGAATTTTTTTTATGGCGAATCAAGAGGTTGTAATTTCTGATATTGAAAGTGAAATGAATATTCTTTTAATAAAGTTAAAAAGACTAAGACAGAAAAGAAACGATTATTTAGATAAAAAAGAAAAACAAAAGTTATTGGCAGAATTTAAGGCTGACGATATAATTACAACAAAAACATTAACTGAAAATAAAAATCCTTTATTATGGACGAATTAGAAATAAAAATTGAAAAATCAAAAAAGCATCATTACAACGTAACTATCTATAAAGGCAAAAAAATGTTTTTTTCAGAATTAGAACGCTCTGAGATTAGGCACATTATAGAAGTTTTAGACAACTCAATTTAATGGCTAGAGCAAATCCATATCAAAAGTATTTAAAGGGCGAGGATTTACTACAAAGGGCCGTAATTAATTATATTCAGATGCAATATCCGAACGCAATTTTTACGCATCCTATGAATGAGGGTAAAAGGTCGCCTTTTGAACAATACAAATTAAAATATCTTGGCACAAAACCAGGTATTCCTGATTTACTTATTTTTACGCCAAACTCAAAAAGAAGCGGTTTAGCGATAGAATTAAAATATAAGTATAACAAACCTACACCAAAGCAAAAAGAATGGCTTAAATGGCTTAAAAAATGTAATTGGGAGGCTATTTGGTTAAATAACTTTGACGATTGTAAAGAAGCTATCGATAATTACTTTAAAAATTAAAAAAAAATGCAATATAAAACCATCTACTTTGACGCTGAAAAACAAAAAGTAAGATATACCCAAAGTTCAACAACAGATAAAATAACTAATTATAGTTATATCGGAAAATCAACACGAGTTGAGTTTGATTTACTAATTGAGTTGCTTTGGTACAAATACGAGGATAGCGAGATTCCGCTAGAGGATTTTAAAAAAATCTTTGAGGAACTAAGAAAATTTTGCGATTCATTAAAATATCAGCTAAATTTGTAAAAATATTTTTTCAAAATGGAAAACAAGAAAAACTATTATGCCGTTATACCGGCAGAGGTACGATACGCTAAAAATTTAAAGGCTAACGAAAAATTAATGTACGGCGAATTAACCGCCTTGGCAAATGAAAAAGGCTATTGTTACGCCTCTAATGAATATTTTGCTCAACTTTATCAGGTTTCAAAATCTACTGTTTCAAGATGGGTTTCTAATTTAGAAAGAAACAAATTTCTAAAAATAAAAATGATTTATGAAAAGGGTACAAAGAACATAAAAGAGAGAAGAATTTACATTTCTACCCTATTGACGAAAAGCGCAATACCTATTGACGAAAAGATCAATACCCCTATTGACGAAAAGCGCAAGGTTATATATACATATAATAATAATAATAATATAAAAAAGAATAATGTACGAAATGTAAAAGCGCCTATATTTACTGAGATTACTGAAAAGGCGTTTCCACATTTCATAAGCCTTTTTCCTTTAAATTATAGACCGAAAACAAAAGCGCAAAAAAACAAATGGTTGGAATGCTTAGATAAAATTCAGCGCATTGATAAATATAATTTACGAGATGTTTACAACGTGGCTAAAGATTTAAGAAATGACCAATTTTGGGCGAAAAACTTTTTAAGTATTCTTAAATTAAGAAACACAGATAAAAACGGCATAAAGTACATTGATAGGTTTATGGACGATTACCGCTCTAAAACTAAGCCAATAGGCTACAATAAGATAAAAGGTATTATTGAATACTTTATTTATACCTCCCCGGCAACTGGTCAAAAAGAATTAGGAGCAAAAACAAAAGGCGGAGAGTTGTACGAATTTAATATAAAACAAACATTGCAAACAAAAGAGTTTCAAGATTTAAAAAAATACGTTCAAGATGGCAACAAGTAAAAGCCTATCTAAATGGCGTGAATCTGATTTGTTTGAATGGTTATCAAAAAACTATTATAATTTGTTAGTTGATACTAGCGATAATTTTTCAAAATCTGATTGTTACGATATTGAAACAAAAAACAGAATTGAATTAAAATGCAGAGCAACGCATTATGATAAACTAATAATTGAAAAACCTAAATACGAATATCTAATAAAAGAATCAAAAAAGTATGGCGATGTTCCAATTTACATAAATAGCACACCAAAAGGAATTTTTTTATTTGAGTTGAAGGATCTAAAATTGAAATGGTTTAAAAAACCTTTGCCAAAAACAACAGACTTTGAAAACAACAATTTAACAAACAAAGAAGTAGCGACAATAAATATTAATAAATCAAAACAATTAAAGTGATGGAAGAAACATTAAAAGAAATACAGAGATATTTAGAGGTAACTTATCCTGATGATTGGTTTTTACCTGGTAAATTAGATATTTTAAGACTTAAATTTTTATCAGAGTTAAAGCAACAAAAGATTGATGATTTAAAAAAACAAATATTAGATTTAAATAAATAAAAAAATGAAAATAACAAACGAAGATAATATGGAACTAATGTCAAGGTATGAAGATAACCACTTTGATTTAGCTATTGTTGATCCTCCTTATGGAATTGATATTAATTCAAGTGGTAGATTAGGGCATTATGGAGGTAAAGGTAAAAGCTGGGATAGTAAAATACCTAGTCAAGAGTATTTTAAAGAATTAGAAAGGGTTAGTAAAAATCAAATTATCTGGGGTGGTAACTATTTTTATTTAAAGCCTACTAGATGTTTTTTAATATGGGATAAACAACAACCACAAAATGTTTCTTTTGCATCTTGTGAATTAGCTTGGACTTCTTTTGACCAATCAGCTAAAACTTTTTATATGCGACCACAAAATGCTGATAATATAAGAATACACCCAACACAAAAGCCAGTAAAACTATACGAATGGTTATTAATGAATTACGCAAAAGAAGGAGATAAAATACTTGATACACATCTTGGCTCTGGAAGTATTGCTTTAGCTTGTCATAATTTAAAATATGACTTGACTGCTTGTGAATTAGATACTGAATATTATGATGCAGCAATAAAAAGAATAAACGAACACAAACAACAAATAAGAATGTTTTAATATTTAAAATATTTTTTCTAATTTAGCGAAAACAAACAAAACTTAATGAAAACATTTCAAGACTTCAATATTGATGTCGGCAATAAAACGACCGGCAAAATTAAAACCCAATGCCCAAAGTGTAGCCATACAAGAAAAAACAAACGTGATAAATGTTTGTCAGTAGACTTAGACAAAGGTTTATGGAATTGCCACAACTGCGGATTTGGAGGAACTACAAAATTTGAGAAAAAGCAAGAATACATTGTACCTCAAAAAATTAAACTAAATATTTCGGAGCCAGTTATTGAATGGTTTAAAGGTAGAGGCATCACAGAGCCAACTTTAAAACATTGGAAGGTTGGGCAATCAATGGAATATTTCCCGCAAGTAAACGCAAAGCGTAGAGCCGTAAACTTTAACTACTACCGAGAGAATGAACTTGTAAACGTAAAATATAGAGATTCGCAAAAGAATTTTAAAATGGTTTCAGGTGCGGAACTTATATTTTATGGCCTTGACAATATCACAGAAATGGACAAAATTTATATTGTTGAGGGAGAAATGGATGCTTTGACTTTACACGAGGCGGGTATTTATTCCGTTTGTTCTGTTCCAAATGGTGCGTCTAAAGGTAGCCAAAGACTAGAATATTTAGACAACTGTTGGCAATACTTTAAAGATAAAAAAGAAATAATACTTTGCACAGATAATGACAATCCGGGAATTGAACTCAGAAAAGAACTTGCAAGAAGGTTTGGCGCATATCGTTGTAAATACGTTGATTTTGGCGATTATAACGATGCTAACGAGATTTTAATATCTAAGGGAGCAGAAACATTAAGAAACGTTATAAAAGGCGCTAAAAACTTTCCTTTGGAGGGCGTTTTAAATGTTGATGATATTTGGCAATCGGTTTTAAATTATAATGAGGCCGGAGTTAAAAACTATTCAATAGGTTTGCCAAACTCAGATACATATTTTAAAATGTCTTTAGGAGAGTGGACTGTTGTAACTGGAATACCAAATTCAGGAAAATCTGATGTTATGGATCAAATATTTTGCAACCTAGCAACTTCATACGATATGAGATGCGCAATCTTTGCTCCTGAATCATTCCCATACGAAGGCCACATAAAAAGAATTGCTAATAAATTAAACGAAACTAATTGCAATAGTAACCAACTAAACAACACAAAAGATTTTATTGAAGACCATTTTTATTGGGTTAAAATAGATTTAGAAAATTTAACTTTAAAAGCAATATTAAACCACTTTAAAGAGTTGGTATTTCAAAAAGGAATTAATGTTTGTGTGATAGATCCCTGGAATATGCTCGACCATTCAGCACAAAAAGACCATTCTTATATCGGAAAAGTATTATCGGAAATTACACAATTTTGTCAGCAAACAAATACACATTTGTTTTTAGTGGCGCATCCTAGAAAAATAGAAAGCGAAAACGGAAACTATAAAAAACCAACTTTGTATGATATAAGCGGCTCAGCTGACTTTTTTAACAAGGCCTACAACGGATTAATAGTTTATAGATGTATTGGACAACGTACTAAATTTGATTCTGATATTGTGAAAATGTATGTAGAAAAAGTAAAACGTAAAGAAAACGGACAACTAGGCGATTTTGATATTGCACCTGATTTTAAAAACGGCGGTGTTTATAGGGATGTTGATTTAAATACAAAAAGGTTTGAAGTTGTAACCGATGATAATGTACCATTTTAAAAATAAAACAAATGAAAAAAATTAAAATTAATCACTTAGATTTATTTAGTGGAATTGGCGGATTTCACTTAGGTTTTGAAAAAGCGGGTTTTGAAGTAAACTCATACTTTTCAGAAGTAGATAAATACGCAATAGACGTTTATAAAAATAACTTTAAAAATTCAAATTATGTCGGATCAGTTACAGATGTTCGAGGAACACAATTACCAAAAATTGACGCAATCACTTTCGGATCGCCTTGCCAAGATTTTAGTCTTGCTGGAAAACGTAAAGGGATGGGAGGACAACGCAGCTCCCTTATTACCGAAGCAATTCGACTCATCGATGAGTG